ACTGCGATTTGATTATTCGCTGGTGTTCCTGTTGTGTCTACTGTCCCTGTACCTTTGGAATTAAGTTGAGTTTGGATATCACTTGTGACACCGCCTAGATATTGGAATTCAGTATTTGTCACTGAACCGTCAGCGATTTTTACAGCATCTATTCCAGAAGCGACTTTTGCGTTTGTTACAGCACCGTTATCAATAGTCCAAGTAGCACCACTATCTGAAACTGTAATGTCTCCTTTGTCTCCGTCTGTTACACCTGTTCCAGTAGCTGTGCTTCCATTTTCTAATAATCCTGCGTATAAAATACCCCTAGACTGTTCTACTGAGTGAGCAACTATTCTGTCTTGTAATACTTCAATATCTTTAAGAGAGTGAACTGAAAGTCTGTCTGCTTTTTTAAGGCTTTCTAGTTTTTCTTTAACCTCTTTAGCTGTGATTTTTGTTCCATCTACTCCGTCCTTGCCGTCTTTTCCGTCTACTCCGTCTTTCCCATCGACACCGTCTTTACCATCTAATCCGTCAATCCCATCTACTCCATCTTTTCCATCATCACCCTTGTCTCCTTTGTCACCTTTTTCTCCCTGTATACCTTGTATTCCCTGTTCACCTTGATCACCCTTGTCTCCTTTATCACCTTTTACTCCTTTAATCTTCTCAATCTGCATACCCTTAAAACTCTCTGCTACTGTCTCCAGTGATTCAGAAATGTTGGCTAGTTCTTCATACTTAGCCATCTCAGGGGCTTGAGCGTGTTGTATAAGTTTCTCTGCTCGTTTCTTGTTGTCCATAATAAAAAACGACACACCATTTGAGGTGTGCCGCGTTTCCCGCTAGCGTTTATTTAGTTGACTTAATATTAGCATAAATTAGGTAGTTTGACAAGTTAATTATATCTGGTATAGTATGGAGTTAATTAAATTATCTCTATGGCTTGGGTAAAAAACATCTTTAAAGCACTGGTTATTTTGGGGCTTGTGGTGATTCTACTATTCTATAGTGCTTTCTCTGTTATAGCTTGGGTTATTTCTTCATAACATCTTCTTTACTAATTTTCCCATCTTTGAAGTCTTTGATTAATTTCTGGGCTTCTTTTTTTGTAATCATTCCAGCTCTTAGCTTATCACCTAAGTAGTTCTCAACTGGTGTATAAGACTCCCATAACTCTTTTGAGACTAATTTAAGATTAGATTTTAAGAATATCAACTTATCCCTTTCTCGGTTACTTCCACCTAATTGTAGTGGAATTGTATGGTCAAGAATTAAATCATCAGTTGCTCCGCGTTCCTTCTTTAATGCTTGAGACTCTTCAACTGGCATTCGTTCAACAATAATAGCTCCGTTATCTACACGCTTTATCTTCTCACCTTCAAATAAGAATATCGAAGCTGTAATTGGATCAGTACCCAACGCCTTTGCTGTTTCAACTACTTTATCAATAAAACTAGATTCATCTGCACTGTCAAATGTTTCTTCTGCTTTCTTCTCGTATTGCCTTAGTTCCTTCTCTGCTTGTGCTTCTGTAATCTCACCAGCCTTTAATCTATCGAGTAGATCTTGTGCGTATTCATTAGGTGGTAAAGCAAATCGTTCTTCCTTTTTCTTAGCTTCGATTTTCTTTAGTTCGTTGCTAAGTTTTTCTTCTGCTGCAGATTCGTCTAACTTACCAGACTTCAAATCGTTCAGAATTTCATTAGCTACATCTTGCTCTGTTTTAACAGAGTCTGCTTCAAACTGCTTAATAGCTCTTGGGGTTAGTTGTTTCTTTAAACGATTCAAACCTTGTAAATCACCTTTTTGATACTCACCAAACTTGGTAGCTTGATATGTCTCCATCTTCATAATAGAGGTTAGGTTTTTAGCCAACTCATCTAAAAAGGTCATCAATCGAGGTGTTGTAAATAAAGTTGTTGGACTCAATGCTTGGATTATAGTCATTGATTCTTGGTATGCACGTTTCTTTAATTTACCCAACATAGAATCGTCTTCATCATCAACACCAACAGCCATAGCTATAATAGAAACAAACAGAACTACTTCGGCAATACGTCCAGCTTCTATAACAGCACGCTTAGCCTCTACTTGGTTTAGCTTACCCTTACTTCTAATATAGTTAGATAAGTACTGGATATTCCTTATACTAGTACCAATAATTGGCATAGCCCAATTTTTATACATAGTAAATACCTTTGCTTCTGGGGTTGCACCGATAATAGAGCCAGCACCTTCAACCATTCCATAACGACTAATAGCTAAACGAATTTCAGCAAGGCGTTCTGGGCTTAATGTTTCAGACTGAAACTCTTCTGGGGTCATCATACCTAATAAAGCATTGCGAGTTCTGCGCACATTAGCGTCTTGGAATAACACAAACAAAGCTAGATTAGCACGATCACCTATCTTACGAGCTGGTTCAATAAGTTGACTCCAAGGATTTTTACCAATTAAAGAACGGTATTTTTCTGTAATTCTCTTACCTTTTTTAGAAGCCGCTCGAACTTTGGCTAATGCAAAAGCTTTATTACCTAATAATTGGAACTGTACAGCCTGCTCACCTACCTGAGTAGCCGCGTTTACAGTCAAGTTAAAACCTAAGTCGAGCAACATAACACCCCTTTTTATAACATTTAAAATAGTTTCGCCTTTACCACCCTGTTTCATTACCAATGATACTCTTCGCCCTTTTTGATTATTCAACCATTCTTTAGCAAACTTCTTTAAACTACCATTAAGCAATACACCTTCTTTAGTTGTGCCACTTGGAGTAAAAGCATCAGCATAGGTCATTATAGTTGGGAAAGATTCATCAATGGCTTGCTTTTTCTTGAAGGTCTTCATGTAGGTCAAGAACGCTCCAACTATATTAGCACTTGGTTTCAAATTACCAGAACGACTTAAAGCGAACTGAAAGAATTTTTGCAATGGTAAAATCTGACCAGTATCTTGATCTAGGATATCAAAGGTCTGTTGATCTTGCTCCTGTTGTTTGAATATTTCTTTTACAGCAGTAATTAGTCCATCTTCCTTAACCGCTTCTAAGAAGGTACGCCTAACATGGGTATAATAGTTATCCGAACTAATCCCTTTCTTTAGAGTTTCTTGTTCAATTAAATAATCGCGAGCTTTAATCCACTCTGCTTGCATAAACCTTACTGCTTCAGCTTCTGCTGGTGTTAGATCAACTGTTGATTTATCTTCAGCTTCAAACCATTTGACGATATTCTTTTGCTGTGGAATTAATTTACCGACTATGCCAGTCTTAAACTTACTAGCAATAGAATTGATTTTGTTTTCTATATCTAAATACTCTTGTTCTCTAACTAGTAACTTTTGGTATAACTCTTGAATCATCACCTTATAGAAAGGATTCTTTTCACTTAACCCTGCATTACCAGTCAAGCGGTCAAATTCTTCTGCCTTAATATCCTTAAGATCTGTGCCATATTTCTTATTAAAAATATCCCTAGCTTCACGATAGGTTCTAATACCTTTTAAGTCTGTCTGGTCAATGGTTTCTAATTTGCGTTTTGATAAGAAAACATCACCTTTCTGGTAGGGTTCTAGTATTTTATCAAACTCAACAAGCTGTCCCAAAGACATATTATGAATGCGAGGTAGTTTTAAAGCCTGTCTTAATGGCTCAATATTAAGTTCTTTCTCGTTAATCTGAGCTTCTAGTGCATTCCTAGCTGATCTTTTAACAGCTAATTGTTCTGATTTAACACGGATATTATCTAGGTACTGCTTGAACTCAAAGTCATTCATTAAGCGAATATCTCTTTGACTGATAGACTTTAAATCATTATCTGATAGTTCAAACTGTTTTTGAACAGCCTTAATAAATTCTCTACGCCTAGAAAGTATATCTTTAGCGGATTTTACCTTAGCGACTTGTTTGTCATAAACACCCTTTACGCGTTCAATAAGGGCTTGTTTTTCCTCGCGAGCCCTAGCTACTTTCTCTAGTTTAGTAAGTTCTTTTTTAACAACCTTTTCTTCTTGATTAATCCCACCTTTTTCTCCACGTTGCCCTATTTCTTGGAATCTACGTTCTTTGAACATATCAAAAACTTCCGAACTAGTAAGGTCTTGAGAATACAACATATTATCTATTACTTCAGGACTTGCTTTAACCTTTGTTTTTAAAGCCACGTCATCTTGGATTGTATCTAGTTTTTGAGGGTTTACTAGTTTTTTAAAAGCTTGGTATTGATCTTCTAAGGTTTTGGAATCAAACTTAGTGTCTAGATTATCTCTTTCAAATCCTAGTTTTTCTAAGTTAGTTGTAGCTTTGCTTATCTTTTCTTGAAGTGGTACTGGTAGTTTCTTTATTTTTGGTTCGTGTGCTTTATTATAGATGTCTGTTAGTTGAGATTGGTACTGCGAATGTAAATCTGTTTTTCCTTCTTTGTATGCCTTTGATAGCAAGTCGTAAGGTGTATCCTTTGGAGCCAATCTAGGTTGTGGGTCGTAGCCAAACTCTTGTATCGAATTGGCATCCGTAAATATGTCTCGTGCGTAAACATCTTTTTTTACTATCTTGAACTTTCCTCCAAGATTACTTTCGCCGTGTTCTTTTGCATATTCTCTTGTGAGGGTAATCCAATCCCCTGGGTTTATTTCTCCTTTAATACCTTCTGGAACTGCCCTATAAACAGTTACTTTCGCATTTGGACTGTTCTTAACAGACTGCAAAATGGACATCGCCTGATTATCATATTCAAAACCGCTTGAATATAGTTGGTGGGCTTTTGAACTATAAATATCTTCTGGATAAAGTTTGCTACCTGTGTATTTACCAGTTAAATCCCAAATGGGTGCATTTATGTCCTCAGCCATTGGTGCTTCGTGTCCACCCATATAGTCAGCTTTTTTTGTAGCAGATTGAAAGGTTACTTTTGTTGGTTGTTGTGCATTGATAAACTCATCTGCACTCTTATATTTAAGGGCTTCTTGGTGTAGTGGATCTTTTGATACATCTTCAGTACTTAAACCGATATTGGGACTAACCACACTTCCAGCCGCGCCCACTCCACCACCAGTCAAAGCACCGAAAAATCCTGATTCTGCAGCATTGTCAAACAAACCACGATTTTTATCATATACCTTAGCAAAAGCATTGGCGGTAACTTCCTGTAAGTATTCTGTCCCGCCCTCTTCAACTGCCTGAGATCCTGCTTTAAATAAAATATCTTTGGCATAATTAACAATTGATCTTTTTATTTGTTTGCCAGCAGGGGCTTCATCTAAAAACTTTAACACTGGAAGTACTTCTAATAACGAGTTTACAAAACCCACACCAGCACCAGCTAATCTAGCTTTGTCTTCATCTAAACCCTGTGCCTTAGCGTCTTCATAAGCCGCTTGACTCTCTAACATAAAGCCTGTGCCTATAGCAGCAGGTACACCACCAACTAAACCTGCACCTAGTACAGCACCAAAATTAGGTAATTGTTGCGATCCAACACCGAATACAAAACGAGGGTCTTTTATTTTATCTAAAAACTTTCCTGATGTTGGGAAGCTACGAGGTGTTTCAGCAATTATCTTATTATTCTTTGCTATAATATCTCTCATTTTAGGGGCTATTTTAGTTTCAAAGTCAAAAAGAGGTTTATCATTCTTAATAGACTTAAAACTAGATTCTGTTTTTGGGCGTGATAAAAAACCCAATAATGAGTTGGTTGTTTGTTTTGTCCCTAGATCTAGGCCTGTAATAACCTCTCTTTTAACCTCAGTTCGATTATCAAAAGTTCTTTTTGCAAACCTAGCACCACCCCTTACACCCTCTGCAATAACCTTTGCACCATCTCGTATAGCAGAGAATACACTGGGTTTGTCATAAGATACTGTGTCTGGTGAAGTCGGCCTTATTACAGCATTCTTTACTGCTGGTTTACCCATAACTGCCTGTGCTTGTGGAGTTAAGATATTATCCAGTGGATTGCTTTGGGGAAAGTATTTTTTATTTAGTCCGACTATTCTTGCCATTATTTTGGAGGGTTACTGTTCTTCATTTTTTCTAGCCTTGTGGCTATATCATCACCTGATGTTGTTGTTGCTGATTTTTTAGTTTCTTTAGGATGATTTGCTTCATATTCACTTGGTCGGAATACATCCCAAAAAGTCTTATCGTACTTAGCTGGGTCAATACCAGCGGCTCTAAGAGCGTCTGCCGCTACCCCCCAAACATCATAATAGGCTGATTTAGAGGCAAGCTTGTGCCAGTTAGAAGCTAACCAGTTACGAATATTATTCTCTGAAGCTGTTTTAGGTACTGGTGAAATAGATATATTACCAGAAGAAGTACTGCCACCATTTGTAACACCCCTACTAGAACCACCACCAGAACCAGAGCGACCAGTAGATTTTATTGTTTTCTGATATGTATAACTACCGACTACTTTTTTTCTAGCTACTTCTAATGAATCTGTGTAACTTATATTGGCGTCTGGGTACTTATTAATCCAATCTTTGATCATTCCTTTTTCAGCAATGCGTTCATAATCAATATCAGTAATCATTCCACGAGCATAAGCCTCTTCAAATGACTTAACACCTGCCGCTTTAAAGAACTCTTCTGGGGTTTTAAACCCATCACCTGTTTGAGTGTTAAAGATTTCACCACCATTATTAGCAAACTTACTAGATACACCTTGTTCAAAAGCAAATGATAGGTTGTTTTTAGCTTTTTGCTTCTCTTCTGCGATACGTTCTTTCTCATCTGCAAGCAGTAACTCTTGAGCCTTAGCTTGTTTAGCTTGTTGTGCTGTTAGAAGTGGGGCGATCAATGCCATCTGCTTTTCTTTAGCTGTGATTTCTTCTTCAATACCCTGATATTTTAAGTTGATAGCACGTTCTATTGCGTCTTGAGCCGCACCAACTTGTCCTTGAAGTCCCATAGCACGAGCTTGTAAAAGTCCGATATCAGCCGCTTGGCTTCTACGAATAGCACCTTGTTGACCCATAACGATAGATGACAACATACCAGACTGTGTTTCTGCTTGTGCAAAGGCTTTATCATACTGTGCAGACTGTGTAAGGATTTGACTGTTTATGTCTGCTAGTTGTTTCTTTAAAGTATTTAAACCAGTTGTATCCTCTAACTTAGCTGTTTCCTGTGCTTTACCAGTATTAGAACCATATAATGAACTTAGTCTATCCATTAGAGCTTGATTCTGACCATCTAATGCAGTTGTAGGAGTCTCTAGTTGAGCAAGATAATCTTGAATAGTCTTAGAAGTCTGACCAGCACCAGCAACAGTAGAATCTGCCTGTGTCGTGGTGTTTGCAGGTTGTGGGATTGTTAAAGGTGTTGCACCTGTTGTTTGAGCAGGCTGAATAACCACAGGCTGTCCTGCGGATGGATTAGTGGGTTGAGGGTTTATTGTAGTCTGTGGAGCGTACTGATCTCCATATATTGCTGTTGTTTGTGCTTTTGCAGAAGCTAGGTCTGCTTGTAAATCGTAGGCCATAATAGTTATTAATTAAGCTGTCGCTGTGACGTAGTGCCACACATTATTAGTGGTGTCATACCAGTAGAGTCGGTATGTAGCGCCATTTGTATAAATTTGAATCTGATTGATTAGTCTGGTGGGAGTTAAGGTAGGGGCGGTAGATACTGTTTGAAACATCCCAAAGAGTTCACTAGCCTGTACTGGTTGCTTTACTGAATCATCTATTGAATCTAATGTAGGTTCTATTATCATTCTATTTGTGAATATGAATCTTGAGGTGTAGCCCAGACTTCTACCTTAGCCACTGCTTTATTACTCGCAACTGTTAATTGAAAGTCATTAAAATAATCAACGTCCAAACCTGATCCTGCTGGAGTAAGGTCAAAGATTACAGACTGCTTCGCACCTATATTTGCAAATGTTTTAGCATTACTGTTTGTTATTACTTTGTTACCAGCTTGGGTATTCATATAGCAGTCGATTGAGTCACCACTTGCCAAAACGTTCTGCATAACAGCTTTAATGTGATGGAATTTGAAAGGTTGAGGTGTGATTATTGGAGCGGTCGAGATTGAGCCTGTATTGCGAGTAGAACCAGTACCTGTGACACGGAGGAAGTTATCATTCCCTGAAGTACCTATATAGAAATTAGTACCGTTATTTGTGATAGCGGAATTAGTGTAGCCAGAAGCAAATGGTTGGTAGAAAACTTTCTTCATACCAGGGAAGAGAGAACCGTAAGCGTAGACTGTGCCGTTGGATTGACCGCACCAATAGATAGAGTTTTTGTTAGAAGTAATCTGGAAAGGGTTTTGAGGTTTCTCTGTAATTGTAGAGCCTGTCTTAAAAGAAAAGATTTGCTTTGGTTTTGTGCCGATACTTGTTACATAAATCCCATTTCCGCTAAAGACATAAATTGCATCATCTAGTATTGCTCCACCAATTAAATAAGAGTCATTAAATTCAAATATTTGATCAAACGAAGTCTTAACTAAATCCCAATAAAGAACCTGACAACGGTAGTTACCAGCGATGGGTGTAGGGACTGTTGGAGAACCACCTGCTACGTTGTAGTCACCTGTTGGGTTGTTGTCGGCTAAGATAACAAGATAACGGCCATCATTAACCATGTGGCGAACATACATACCTTCTTCAAGATTAACGACGCTTGCACTATTTCCTGCTGTACCTGTAACTGAAGTGATTTTGTTGATAGTTGAATAATCTGCGTGATATAGATTCTTGTCTGCACCAACACACATCGGATGCCAGATACCATCTGAGGCTGTACCATTTAAGATTTGAACATCACCAGTAGCCGCTGTTGTGATACTTCTGACTTGGTTATCTAAGGAATAGACATATCGTCCTTTGTAAATAATCGCTCCACGAACACCATTGGTTATAGTTACAGAAGCAGTCTTGTCTGTTGTTGTCCAAGGTGTACCGTCAAGAACTTGATATAACTTGCTTGCAGAATGAGCGAACACTTTAGGTGAACCACTGGTCGAAAACGGAGTCAATACAATTGGGGTAGTTGTTATGGTTAGATCTGAAGCAACTGCACTAGCTAAAGAGGGTTGCATCATTCCAGTAATTTCGAACGGATCAAAGTTAGAAGTCGCACTGAATAAACCACCTGCTACGGAAGCTGATTGCAGTGACATTCCTTCTCGCCACTTTTCTCCTGATAGTTCAAAGATCTTTACTGGTTTCATTATGCTATTGCCTCCCAGAGCAAGGTATAAGTACCTGTTGGGCTGTTAGTTTTTGTCCAAGTAATAATAATGTTGGTAGCGTCAACAGTAACCACTCCTGTTTGAGTTCCAGAAGCTCCATTGATGTTTAGGGTAAAAGTAGTAGCAACTGTTCCATTCCCAGAAGCAAAGTTAGTACTTGTTGTATAGAAAGAAACAGAGCTTTGAGTTGTGCCGTTGTAAACAGTTTCAGAGATAGCAAGAATAGAATCACCTGCTCCACCAGCACCTTCACAAATTGCTTTAATACGAACCTGTTTTGGTGTTGCTCCTAAACCATGAGCAATGTTTTGAGTTGCTGAAGCATCGGAAGCGTCTTTAGTAGTTGTTCCATTTTTGAAAGTAAGAGAAAGAACTGGAGCAGCCCAAGAAGCATCACCTCTTAAGAAAGTAGTTGTGTTGTTTGGTGCTTTTGGTACGAATCCATGTTTCGTAGTGGATACATCATTGGTTGTTATATCTGTAAAGGTAATAACTGATTCAGCTACTGTTCCTCCACCAGCGGCGTTACTGTGATTGTGAGTAGCATTAGCAAAGGAAGCGATAGTTGGAGTGACTATGGTCGGAGAGGTGTCTAAAACAACATTCCCAGAACCAGTTGTAGATTTCACACCCAAGACACCAGAAGTTAAATTAGCTATCCCAGAGCTGGAAGCACGCTTGATTGTCTTCCCACCTGTACCACTAAAAAGAGCTACTTCAGAATCTACTGAAGCACTTTGTCCTTCTACCTTGTCTGTATTAAGGTTTGAGAAGTTATTGTTGATATCAATTAAGCTATTAGCTCCTGACTCTGTTGATGTAAGGGTTGCGATTGTACTCATTAGTTTTTAGTTTGTAAAGTAAATACTCCACTCATACCAGTTAATTGCCAAGGCAGACTCATCAACCAAGGCTGGCTCGTAGCACTCCATAAATAGTTAGTAACTCTTGCGGTGTTTGAGAAAGTAGTACTATTCTTTGCTTGATTACTAGTAGATGTACTGTTTCTGTTTTGCTTAGTGAAAGAGGTAGAGTTTTTGGCTTGGTTAGTGGAGGTTGTAGCAGTCTTAGATTGATTGGTAAAAGAAGTCATTAACGAGAACTCCTTGAGCGAACAGAGATTACATTACGTTCGTCTCCAATACGCTTAGACATATACTCCTTAATCATTGCTTCGTCTTGAAGTATAAGTGCATTAACATTACCCATGTTGTCCATATTGTGTTCCATTAAGTAAGGTAGTGATGCCACTCTGGCTAGATAAGGGTGGAATAATGAAGGAATACCAGCCTCTTTAGTGGTATCTGTGGAGGCAAACTTAGAAGCGTTACGCTTAAAATTAACCTTTAATCCACCTGTAGAGTTATAGTTTGGGATTGGGTCAAGTAATATAGAGTTGGCAAACTTATCATAACGAGAAGGTGTGCCAGAGTTACCTGTTGGGAGTGTCCAAATGTTCTTAGCATAGACATTAGCGCCAGATTGGCTTTGATCAACTGGAGTAAGTTCAGACCAGTTACCATTAGAGTCTTTAGCTAATACCTTAACCACACTTAAAAGGTCGGAAGCAAACGAATAATCTTGTTGGCCAGATACTAAATTAGCCACTCCTATTGGTAAATCAGTATAATTAGAGTCATCAAACTGCCAATTACCATCATGTGTGAGAGCAACAGTAAAAAACCTGTCTAGTGATTGGTTAAGGCGTGCTGTAAAATTCTTTAGTTGATTTGTAGACCCAGAGATACCTGCTGTTCCTAATAAGCAGATACGCTCACACTCTTGAATAAGTCCGTCTAAGGTTGTAGTGTTAGAAAATTGCATAAATAAAAAGACACCATTTCTGGTGTCCAGTTTCCCTGTGACAAGTTAATTTGTTACTCCTATTATAGCATTAATCACAAGGTTTGTCTATTTTTGGAGGTATTTTTCTTTCAATTTTTTAGCACGAGCCGCTTTCCAATCTTCTAAGTGACTAAAGATTTCAATAACTACTTCCCCATTCTCTAAACGCACGTCTGAAAAGTCTTCAAATTCATCTTCCAGTAGAGGCTTGGCTACCTTTTGTGTGATAGGGATTATCTGGTCTTTAATTTTCTGTATCTTAAGACCCACTTTATTACGCTTATTCTCTAGTTCTTCGATAAGTTTACGATTGGCGCTGTACTTTTCACCCAAAGCAGGGTCTATTTCAGCTTTTACTTTGTCGTAAATCTTCTGTTGAATCTCGTTGGCTTCATTCATAAGGGCTTCCATCTTCTTAGTGGATTCCTCTGCTAAAGCCTTAAACTCACTTAAATCTACTTTAGATTCTAGCTCTTGGATTTGCTTATCAATTTCTGCATTTCCATTAGCAATTTCTTCAATATCATTACTTATCTCACGACCTTCAATAACTAGGTCGGTTTTCTTCTTTAATAACTCCTTTAATCTAGGGTTGTCGATTGTGTGTGTTTTTGGGTACGTCATAAACTATAAATCCTTTCTTTTATTTGGCTTAATGTTTCCCAATGCTCTTCGCTAGTGGACATTCTATCTCCTAGTGTAGCGGTTGGGAGGTTAATAATGTTTGTTACAAATGTGTTATGAGGTTGATTAAGGTATGTGAACACCCTATCAGCCTCTCTTAGAAACAGTTTATCTACTCCGTATTTATCTAGGTATTTATCAAAGTTGACCATTGTTTTAGGGAAGAAACACCCCCAGCCGACTAGTGTAATACCTGTTCCGTTATACCAATTAAAATGATGTTGGCTCATATTATTGGTAAGTTGACCATTATATTTACTCTCTAAATCCTTAATATCGACTATACAATCATCATCTTGGACGTATATTGTATCGCCCTTAGCCTTTTCCACTAGCTCATAACGCCTTAGAATGCTTGGGCATTCGGTTTCTACAATAATTTCGTAGTCTTTTGGGATAGTATCAAGTATCTCTTGGGGATATTCTTTTTCTTTCGTGATTAGGATAGCTGTTGTCATAGAAACCTAGTTTTAAATTCTTCTTTAGTAAATTGATCTGCGGTGTCTGAGAAGTTAATACCGTCCATAGTTTCGTGCATATTCTCACCCTCTTGTAGTCCGATTATCTTTACAGGACTTTTACCGTACACTTCCTGACACGCTTCTAAGGCTTGACCCATACTAATAGCTTTCATTGTTGGGATAAAAGGTGTAGAATCTTCTGCTTCCTCCATACATTGAAAAATTAAATCTATCGCTTCATCAACTGTCCAAAAGTATCTAGTAGCCTCTGGGTCTGTTAGGATAACTTCTTTACCTTGCTCCATAAGTGGTTTCCACTTAATAACAAACGAGCCAGTAGAACCCATGACATTCCCGTAACGCACAACTCGGTACATGGTATCAGGATTAAGGCGTTCAGATTGCTTGACCAGCTTTTCTGCTAGTAGCTTGGTAGCACCATAAACCCCCTTTGGTAAACTCGCCTTATCTGTACTGACCATTAAGAACATTCGTGGCTTGGTTATGCGAGATTCTTCCAATAGATTCATTGTACCAATCACGTTTGATTGAACTGTTTGATAGGCATACTCCTCTGACAAGCCAACGTGCTTTTGAGCCGCCATGTGAAAGACCACCTCTTGGCCTGCCATAGCTTCTTTAACCACCCACTTATCAGCTATATCACCGATAATGATTCGGATGTCTGGGTATTTTTCTTTTAACGCAATCAATTTACCCTCATCTCTAGCGACTACTGTTATTTCATCACCTTGTATGCGTTCCATTAAGGCTTCACCAAGAAAGCCACTTGCTCCTAAAACTAAAATCTTCATATATATTGTTGAATTACTTTTACATCTTCCTCATTTAAACCATCTAATTTTACGCCCTCCCATTTTTTAGAAAGTGATGAGTTAGTAAAATATTTTAAGCATGGCACGAACTTTGCTATCCTACCTGTCTTTTTAAATATCTCACTACCTTTTAATTCAAACTCCCAAGGGGTTCGTATCTTACCCAAGAGTTCGATCAAGTAACGTCTATCCCAGAGAGTGTATTGTGTTGTGACTGGATAGCTTTCATTTTCACCTGCGTCTGCAAAACACAACTTCACACAATCTACTCCGTCCATATTTATTGAGAGAAACTTACCCATATCCATATAATTAGCGACAAGGTAATCATCCAGAGCAAATATAATTCGTTCGTCATGTAACTCCTTTAGATAATCAGCCACGAACTTACTCCAACCGTTTATTTCACCCTCATAATTAAGATAGATAACCTCAAATGCAGGAAGATATTTTTTAGTTAAGTAGGCACTAGCCTTTTTAATATATTGTGAGCCAGGATGACCCACTAAGATAACTTTCATACAGGATACCAATTAGCTAATCTTGTTTTGGATAGATCAGGATAGTTTTGCTTACTAGAGTCCAAATCTTCAATGTCTTTATTCTTTACAAGCTCGAAGAGCATCATCCCTCTTGCCGCCTGTTCTGGGGTCATATACATATTCCAACCAACATATTCAAGCTCATCTTCATCAAGCGGGACACCTTCTTCTCTTCCATCAAAACGCATCTTCTTGAGCCATTTATAAGCGTAAAGGTCATCTGTAAGGATCATACCGCCACGACCTATCGGTAAGAGTTTCTTAGAGTGGAACGATAGACAGTGAAGACCACCCTTATACATTCCTTTTTGGAAGCGTAACGCACCATCAATAATGCCTACTGGGTCAAGCTCATACACACCTTTCCAATCCCTATCAGAGAACGCCACATTACCGCCTGCGTGAATAATGGCATTAGCTACGCTAGGGTAGGTAAACTTAGGAATTGTAATTGTTTCATCTCTCACCCTGCGGTATAAAAGACTTAGGAATATAGCGGCGGTACAACTCTCCACTGCTACTGCATACTTTGAGCCTGCCCATTCTGCAATCATTTCCTCAAAGTCTGCAACTACTTTATAAGCTGGACTTGGCATTTTCTATCCTTTCTAATGGCCACTTCTTAGAACGTCTGAAGTGGAACATCATTATCTCTTCTCCATCTTGGAAGAGTTTACCATCAATCTTTTTTAGGTTAGGTGTTGCTGTATATGGGTCGCCCTGCCAGAATGTGTACTTATATCTGAGACCAGAGTTTTCTAGTGTGCGAGAGTATTCACCCTCTACCCAACCATTAGGCTCTGTGCCTTGCATATATTCTTTCCAATGTGGTGCTTGTTTAAATAACTCATTAACTTCAGGCGTGTTTCGGTATAGTGTCCAACAACCATTTACATAAGTATTATGGTTTGAATGTACGTCTAGTTCGTTTAGAAATTCATCAGTCACCCATTTAGAGGTATCGCCATAGACACAATCAAAGTCTGTGTGTCCCCAGAAGTCATAGCCCTCAAGCTCTTTTGCGTACAAGAGACCTAATGCACATCTAAAGTCCCAGATTTTACCTGTACCGCTTATAATTGAACACTCAATACCGAGTATATCTTTGACACGTTTCTTAAAGCCCTCTAAGTCTTGGTCAAGTAAGAAGTCGTATCCCTCTGGTGGAGTGTATTGGTCATACCACTCTGGCAAGTCACCAAAGTAAGGCATGATAAGTAGTTTCTTAATTTTCGAGGACATAATAATTCTCCTTGTGATCAACGATTTTAAAACCGTTCTTTAAAAATATATTCATACTTGCTACGTTGCCGTCCACAATCTTAGCCCATACACCTTTTGGGCAGAACTTCTTTAGTACTTTAGAGCCTATACCTTGCCCTCTAAAGACTGGGTCAATGTTGATTGATACCTCTCCGTCTGCAATCCGCATCATACCCACCATCCAACCTCTTTGAGTGATTATATATATACCACCTATATTCTGTTCAAGCCACTTTAAGTGGTCTTTTTTCTTTATCTTGTTGTGTGTTGCTACTGCGAACTTACGCATTATTGGGTCGTTCTTTAGATCAAGCAGGTAATCTGCGTCATCAAAAGTAGCTAACCGCAACTTTAGTGTGTTAAATATCATATAAAAGCTTCCTCGCCCCCTTTAATGTTTAATTTTTCTGCTGTTATGTGGTCAAAGTGAACAACGGGAGCAAACACTTCCCCTTGCTGGACTTTAACCTTAGCCAACATTTCAATACCATTAACGACAATCTTTACTCGTTCTGGTATATGAATATGGACTGGCTGTTCTATTTCATATAACTCCTGCGCTCTTGGTGGCATAACCACTGCAAAAGACACGCCATCTTTCTCTACACGCTCATTAGCTACCCAATGTGGAGGGACTGATAGATCACGCTTCTTTGTATAACCATTATCCTTATCAGGATGATAATGTGGTCTTGATACTTCTACTTTCATTTTTTATTCTGTTCTTTAATAAACTCTGTGAAGTCGTTAGTCCACAGGTCACAATTAGGTATCGTACAATGACCGCCCTGCTCTCTCATAATCGGTACTAAGTTAGGTATCTTAATCTCTGGCATACCTAGTTCTTCATATCCTCTGTTGTAGTCGTTGACAAATGTGGTGGATACTTCAGTGAAAGACAGCCCTTTTTCATTACAGATTCGCTTTAACATCTTGACGTACTCAATCGTCATAGCGTAATAAGTAGTTTGTGAGAGTTTGGCAAGCTCAGTAGTCTCTTGATTATCAAACAAGTACACCTTACAACCTGCTCTGCGGAAGTAGTCAGCCACTCCACTTGCCTCTTTGCCACCAAAAAACTTAGTAAATGTCTTTATTGACCGAGCAAGGTGCGGATGAATCCCCACAACTGGTGAGTGTATAGCATTGCAAGCACGAGAAGTACCGACAGGCACAGTTGAGTGAATAACTGTATATTTCGGTTTAAACTTGTCTTGGTATTTTTGAACTTCATTTATAAAATCTTTAGTGTATGGGAAGCAAATGTGCAGGATATCAAATTCTCCTTCTGGTAAATCAAACTCTAAATCATAAATTGCTGGAATATAATCAATTAAAACCTCCTCTAATGCTTTACCTATCTGGCCATAACCTATAATTAACGATTTATACATAATATTCTGACTTTCCTCTTACTGCTGTAAAGTGTGGTGCTGTACTGCCGAGGTTAATTTGTGATTTATAGCAGTCTAGTGCTTTATTCTTTAGGTCTATCTCTGCTTGTGTTGGAATAATCTCTTGTGAGCCTTGTGTCCATAACTCTGTTTTGGTGTATGTGGTGTACTGGATAACATTATCAAACAGTAACTTAGCTACCTGCCCTACAATGTCGTGCTGTCCATTTCCACCTTGGATAGCAGGAGCGTAAACTGTGTCAGCTTTAAAATACTTTAATACTTCCTCTAACCTATCACCTGTAAGTTCTGTGTCTTTGATACCGAGAAAGATAACAGGGCAACCAAGTATTTTCATAGCCTCTCTGGTTTCGTTTCTACGTTGTTCTGCTGTAATCTGGTCGCCACGTTCATATTGGATGTATCCGTCTGTGACAATAACTACAAGAGGTTTCTCTCTAAGGAGAGTGTAGGCGAGAAACAGGGACTCATCGTCATTATGAGGTACGATTGCTAGTTTTGATGTGGACATTTTCCGTAAAAACCTTTCGCCATATTGCAGTTATGGCAGAGAATTTGAAAATTCTCCTTTGGATAATTATTAGTTCGTAACCAAGTATAAAATGCTTGTGCCGATTTTAAACCCAGACTTCTTTTATGACTAGCACCATCATTATTTATATGGTCTATTGCTAGGAATTGTCTTATATTTTCTCCACAGCATACACATTTATTACCATAAGCCTCTAGGACATCAGTCCTCAACTTATCTCTTGTAGAATACCTACTAGCTTTAACTCTGGTTGGGTTTTCGGCTCTCCATTTTTTACTAAATACTCGCATCTGTTCCCTATACTTATCTTTATTCTTTATGCGCCACTTTTTTTGTGCTTCCCTAACCTTATCCTTGTTTTTTAATTGCCAAAGTTTATTCTTAGCTAAAATCTCTTCCCTTTTTAAGAGGTAACGTTTTCTACTCTGCTCTTTACGCTTAGTCGATTCCATGTTTCTTTTTTACAGTTAATATTGCATCTAAGTAATCCATGCCGTTATGGGAGATACCGTCTTTAAGTGGTGTTGTGAAGATTAAATCCTCTACATACACACCACGTTTACCTTGTTCAAGCATTGTCAGCCACAAGTCCCAGTCTTGTAGGCGGTGTATCTTTTCATCAAAAGGTGGGTTGGGTAAGTCTTTAGTTCTGATAACACTCATTGTTGAGATGTAATTGTGTTGTTTTAGGAGTTGTGGATTCCATGCTTCATGTGACCATAAATCATTACCTAACTTATAGCGACCATAAGAGTAAGAAGCTTTAGGTGTACGTTCTAACACCTCTACAAGCGTCTGTAAGGCCTCTGTTTGCCACTGTATATCGTTATCACTAAAGAGTACTAGTTCGGTATCAACCTGCTTAAAACCCTCGTTTCTAGCCCATTGTGCGCCCTTGCCTTGATCTGGTACGACTACAATCTTATAGTCTTGAAATGTACCTTTAGCTATTGAGTTGACTGTTACATCAGCGTTCTCGGTCATCCTGTGAGGGATTACGATAGTAAGTTTCGGTATGTTGTTTCCCATAAATGGATATTCTTGTTAATGTCGTAAGTTTCTAGTACATAGTCGTATGCTTTTCGACCTTTTTCTTCCCTTAATTCTTTACTTTGTATTAAAGGCTCTAGGGCATCCATCCATTTAGTGTTATCAAGCACAATGTCACAAAACTCTTTATCTCTAGGATTGACTTGGTAAGGTGACAGTCCGTCTACAAAACCTTGTACCACACAAGGAAGTTTAAGCATTGAAGCCTCTAAGAACTTTAGATTGGATTTACATTTATTAAAATAATCATCTTTACGAGGTATAACCATAATATCCAAGCGAAGACTATTTAAGGTGTCGATATAATCAGCCACAGGAACAAATGGTTGCCAATCAATATTTAAAGACTGCCAAAAGTCATAGTCTTTTTTATACATATCTCGAACAATCACTGCTTCTGTGTCTTGTTTATCAGGGTCTTGTGGTGGAAGCCCTAGTACAACAATCTGAACATCATCACGTTCTGATAACTGTTTTAGGGTATCCCTCATGCTTTCATAGTCACTGTTAGAAGCTACTGACCCTATAAAACCTAGACGAACTTTATCAGTTTCATTTTTTAATGGTTCAGGCCATACATCAGGGTCAACACAGTTAGGTAGAATAACCACATTATCATTCAACTCTCTGTACTCCTTAGCTAATACCTCTGTTGTTGTGGTTACAAGGTCTGCGAACTTAATAAACTCATCAAGTCCTTTATCAACCTTCTGCAAGGCTTTCTCTAAGTTCTTACCGTCTAAGTGCTTGTAAGTGTCGTCATTATCAGCGACTATCTTCTTGCCTTGAGCCTTTAACTCTTTAGCTATCTTTAGCGAACGCCAGTCATTAGGTCTGTGGAATACTACAATATCGGCATCTAATACAGCCTTAGCTTGCTGTTCTGGTTGTAGGCGATCAGTTCGGAGTGATGTTCTATCCCCATCCCAACCACCTGCTTGTAGAGGTACAAGACAGCGTACATAATAACAGGATTCCAAAAAACTATTTACGTAATAAATTTTAGGATACTCTTTGGACATTCTTATTCCTTCCATAGGTGTCTGTTGTGACATGACACTCCTTACATAATGTTCTACCGTTGTCTATTGCAAATCTTAGTTCAGGATATGAAGCGAATGGTTTGATATGGTCTGCTTCAAGATTAATCTTTCGTTTTTGTTCTTTATTCCAACCACCAATTAAACCACACCATATACAAGTATATTTATCCCTTCTTAAAACCGAATCTCTCCATAACTTATATTCAAAAGATTTTCTAATTATCCGATTTATAGGTGTAATACCACCCCTCCAATTAGTATTATTACTACCAGATGCTAATCCTCTCTTTATTCTAGTTTCTGATAATTTCTTCCTACTCTCCAAGCTCATTACAAATCCTTTTGGTCTAGATGGGACTGTCCTACCTAACCTTAGGGCTGTTTCTCTCATCTTTTGCTTAGTCGCTTCACTATGTTTAGTTCCAGTTCGAGCCTTCCTATGCGCCTCCCTCCATTTATCTGTTATGGTTTTTTTCTTACCTTTATTAGCTAGACCTATATTCTTTCTGTGTTCATCAGACATCTTAAATCCTTTTTCTCTTGGCATTATTCCCCATTCTCCAATTCTGCAAGTTCAGCTTTCATACGTTCAATCTCTTGCTTTCTCATCTCTTTGAGTTGAGCTAAAGTTGCCTCTGTATCAGCTATAAGTTCTTTAATTGATTTTTGACGAGGCTGTTCAAGAACTGTTGGTATTTGTGGTATAGGTTCAGGTGTGGGTTCAGTGGGTGCAACAAATTCAGGTTCAATCTCTTGGATTACCTGTTTTGTTATAGGGTCAATAATATCACCATTCGTATTAATACGAACCCTTGTAGGTTTTATATTTGGGGCTAAGTAAACTCCGCCCATATAGTTATCTCCCGACATCCACTCAGTTAAAGGTGTCGAGTCCTAAAACCGAGTAGAAGACAATTAAATTATTAGATTGTTAGGCTGCGCTAAGGATAGCGATACCAGCGTTGTCGCGGTTTTCGATTGTTCCGTATAACAAGTCAGCTGTTGTAAGAGTAGACAAGTATTCTGGGATATAGTTTGATTGAACACGAACACCATATTTACCAGTCATTGAACCACCCATAGAACCACCACTACCCAAAGGAGAAGTTGCAAAGTGCAAAGCGTCCTTATGAGCTAAAGCGTTGTAACGACCAGTAGAACCAGAAACATATTGAATGTTGTTGGAAACATATACAGGGATACCGTAAAGTAAAGCTGCTGGGCGTTTTGCTGTAGGATCATTTACAGGAGAGTTGATTGCTAGAGAGAACTTGTTAATAGCTTGTAACTGCTTCCAAAATACATTTGGAGAGAAGAAGAAAGCTACGTCAGAAGTTGTGTCGATACCGACAGATTCTAATTGTGCAATAGCAGAAAGAATATCAGAGTCAGCTACAGAAGTAGTTGAAGCACCTGCTGTGCCACTGAAACCAGAGAACAAGGAAGCCAAAGCGACTTCTAGTTTCTTAGCCATTGTGTGACCAGCGTTCTTTGCATACATTTCTTGAATGTAGTAAGAGTGCTTAACTTGAGCGTTTTCACGATCTTCAATAGCGAATGATACTTCATACCACTGGTCTACTGCCAAAGTGATTTTGGTGTCAGTTGGAGCGTTAAGAGTAACTGCTGTTGCGTTAGACTTAGAGTTGGCAGTCATTTCAGTCATGTTTGGAGTGTAGAGAGTGCTACCACCGTCTGCTAATTCCGAACTACGATCTGTAAAGAAGTCTGCTAACATTAACTTTAATTTGAAAAAATCATTGATCTTTTCGCCCCAAAGTAAAGGGATACTTGTAGCAAGAGTTGTAGAACTCGCGCTAGTAGTAGGAAATGCCATGTTAGTTTACCTTTGACATCGTTTCTAATACGAGAGCTTTATGCTCCTCATCAGTTAAGTCTGAGATACTGCGTTCTTGAGAAACTTGCGAACCCTTAGATGAGCCTAATTTGGCTTTCTCTTTCTTTGCTTCTGCTTCCCTAGCTTGTAGGTAGGCAGTAAAGATTGGGGTGTCTTTTGCTTTAAGTAGGGATATACCCTTAGCCTTAGCAACGTCTGCAAGTTCATCTAAATCTTCAGGACTCATACCTTGAGCAATGAGGATAGCTTCCTCACGAGATAACGAGTCTTTTACTTGATTAGATTGTTCCACTACAGGAACTGGTTGAGGTTTGTTTAGCTTCTTAGCAAGTCTAGCGTTTATAGCCTGTTGCTTTTTAGCTTCTGCTTTCCAATCTGTAGAGTCCTCTTCTTCTACTTCATGGGTTTCAACTTCAGAGACTTCCTCTTCAGTTTCCACTACTTCATCGTTGTCAGAGTCGATGTCCTCGATTACTTCGTCATCCATTTTATTGGGTGCTTTCTCGCCATACACTAGGCGGTTAGGTTATATTCGCTTTGTCAGAGTGCGATACTCGGTGCTTTTCAGCAGGGATTCCCCCACAGAGTGAGGGAGACTAGCTAAAAATCACTTCTTCTTTGGCTTTACACGTTCTGGTAACTTAGTGATATCTGTATGCTTGGCTAACTTACCTGCAAGACGTGGGAGTATTTTGTGAAGTTTGTGATACTGAGCAATGCTTTTAATCTTCATCGAGCTTCATTAATTGTTGAAGTTGTCTTGGCAGGCCTGAACTCTGCCTCCATTTGTTTAAAGGCCTTATCTAGTAAGTCTTTAGCGTCTGCTACATAAAAGACATCTTGGCGTTCAAACACCATATCAATAGCCTCTTTACGCAAGACTGTAAGGATATATTCCTGTACTGCCTCACGCATTGCCTTATTACGATAGAAATCTTGTACTGCTCTGTTATCCATTATGCTGGGTTAGCTGTTAATGACATTTGCTTAGGTTGTGGCATTTGCTGTTGCTGTGCCATCATTTCTTGCTGTTGTTTACCTTGTTCTTGAATACCTGATACTAGAGAGATTGGACTTATGCCTGCACCAGAGAGTTCTACAATCTTCATAAAGATTTGGCTCATTACAGGATCTTGCAATAGAGCAGGATTAGAGGAAGCAGACATCAACACGTTCTGTAATGATTCAAGTGCAGCGGCTTTATTCTTCTGCTCACCAGTTGGGTCAATACCGACTTTAGCAATCAAATCTTTGTAGTAGTTCTTAGGGATATCAAAGAATCTGTGTGACTTAGTTGTACGAACAAGATCAAGTGTCCCCTGTACTGCTGAATCATATTCTTCTTGGCTAACCAATTTACCACCTAGAATCATCTCGATAACCTTTTGATTGGCTTGGTGTGTAGAGTAGGCTGTGTCTAAGGCTTTTAGTTCATCAGCACTAAACTCATGTGATAGGATATGTTCTTTATTAAGGCGTGAACCCAAGAAAGGTAGAATCCATTCATCAAACAACTCACCTACAAATAATCCAAACTCTTCACGAATAGCGTCGAATACTGATGATGATTGGTTGAGGATAGAGGCTTGTAGTCTGTAAGGTGTACCACTTGGAGGGGCTTCACCACGTTGAGAGGCATAAGCGGAGCTAGTCTTTTCTGCGTTTACATACCATTGATTGATAAGATTTTGGAACTCACCCATACCACCACTAGGGGCTAATTGTAATGGAGTGATAGGTTTACCGTCTTCAATCTCTAAGATTTGACCATTATCTACTTCAGTAAGCATATTTCTGCCCTTTAGGGAGCGACTTGCAGACTGACCAAGAACCCTAGAGGTGTACTCAATAGCACGTTGTTGCTTCTGCACTGCGTCGTTAATCCATACTTGAGACTGTTCGTTTTCTTCAATAACACCCATACCTAATGCACGACCACTCTTTTTCTTACGAGCTAAATACTTATATACTTTGTCTGCGTTATCTTCAGAGTATAAAAGAACTTGATCACCACCCTCTTCACCTGCGATTATGTAGAACTGATAGGAGTAGTCAAAGTTATCTTCATCGGTAGTAGCTTCACCCTGTGCCTGTTTAAAGTAGAACTGTGAGAACTCACCCCTTACTTCATAGATAGGGATTTTCTTGTTAGTAGCCTTGATGTTGGTAGAGTTCTTTTGCTTACGAGTTTTAGTAGCCAGTTTGATAGCTTCCTCTACGTTATCCCAGACACCACGCTTGCGAGAAAGTTCAGCAGGAGACATATAATGCTTCTCGATAATCACACCATTTTCGATATCTAGCGGGTCTGTGACTAGGTTCTTCCATTCACATACTTCGATTTCAAGTTCTTTCTTACCATCTTCCCCCTGTTCGATACACTTCTTGACTACAACACCACCATAACGAGTACGAGTATCACGCATTTCATTTAAGGTGACACCAAAATTTGCTTCTTTCATCCATTCTTTAAGCTCAATTTGGAGCATAAAAGAACGTGGATAGTCTTGTGGTAGGTCTGCTGTTACCACTAAATCCTTAGTATCAATATCAACTGCGGCATTCTCAACATCACAGATAGCGTTTCCAATATTCTGAAAGGGCTTTTCCTTACCCAGCTCATCAACTTGCCCTAATAAATACTTTGAGTTCGAGTAGTACTCAATCATTCTCAACAGCTGGGACTGGTGAAAGTTTAAACCTTGAAGAATCTCAATAGATTGAGTGTCATAGCTTGAGATGATTTCGTTTACCTCACCGATTATTTTAAAATCCATATAATAAAAAACACACCCATTATAGGTGTGCCTGTGTTTCCCACGAGACGTTATTTAATTACTTACATATTAGCATAAAATCAACAATATTGCAAATATTATGCCTTAAACTTTACAAAACTTACTACTCCCTCGATCAAAACTTGCCTACTTAGACGATTGATTATCCAAGCCGCTGGTTTACCTTGTGGGTCTGCTATGATTTCCATCTTCTCTGATGGCTTTAAACTTCTTAACTCGACAATAATGCGTTCTTCGTTGGGGTCTAGTTCAACAAACTTCATTTATTTTGCTTGGTTAGTGGTTAATCTTTGTTTCTTTACTTCTCTACCCTTTAGAACTTCATTAGGTTCATCACTCATAAAGCGTGGTGTTTCGTACATCTGCTTAATACGTTCTAATTCCTCTGGGTCATTTAGTGTTTTATTCATCGCTTTAATTTACAAAATGGATACTTACAATCGAATAAGAAGCAGTAATGACCGCCTAAACGCCTTAATCCTAATATGTTAATCCAGTGTATTAACTTGCTTTTTAGTATGGGCATTAGCATCCTTATATTTAATTTAATACGGCCATTGAGCCAAATAACTCTAATGCTTTATTATTATATGCTGATATAGCTTCTGTTAGTTCTTTAAAATAACCTAAATGTATGCCCTTTTTATTAGATTGTAATTTAGCTCGCTGATGGTTTAAACCCTTTGTACAAATCTGTAAGTTAGAACGTCTATTATCTAATTTGTTACGATTAATATGGTCAGTATCCATACCTACAGGAGTATTCATAAGAAATCTATGCATTAGTATTGATTCCTGTCTATTTTGACCCTTAATCCATTTTCTTCTGGAAGCATACCCCATAGAATGGTAATGCCATTTCCATTGGTTTAGAAAATCGTAATCTTCATCATCTACTAAAGCATACTTATTTTTGGTTAGTTTAATTTGTTTCATACTAGCGTGATTGATTAGTTGTTGATCTCATTCTTATTAGGTTTCTAGCCATTATATCGTCTCTAGTTACCCTGCCTGCGGTTGAATTAGTCATAAGAGCGTATCTAAGGGCGTCTAAAGCGTGATCATTTTCCTTAATAGGGTTCTCTTCTTCGTTGTGATCAGGGCGTTTGTCTGCATAACTGTAAGTCTCAAGCTCTGCTATAAGGTTCTCACAACTGGTATGTATCTTGAGGCGGTTCTGTTTAAACAACTCTCTAACCACATTAATACCATTCTTTATTGAGTCTTTATTCTTTACAACCTCACTAACTGATACTCCCTTACGATTAAGTTCTTCAATGGCACTTGGTGATTCAGGGTCAGGATACACGCGGTTAAACTTACAACTTGCTACATATTCTGCTATTTGGCTGTCTGTCCTTTGCGTTTTGTACCATTCTTGGGTAACCCAATAGTTATCGTCAGCATCCCGTATGATGTGTATAACAGCACAGGGGTTGGTAAACCCAAAGTCAATTCCTGCAATAGTTTCCACACTTTTCGATTCGGCTTCTCCTGTATCACTGAATAAGTGTCGCTCTCGGTTAAATTCTTTATAAACAAGTCCCTCAGTCTTTCGGAAGTCTGCAAGATATTCTTGTGCAAAGCGGTCTTCTGTAAGTTCTTCTTTGGCTTTGTCGATTTCTTCTTTGGGGATAAAGGGGTTGTCATACGTTGTGAAGTGGAACGATTTGTAATCTTTGTCTTTGTTCTCTTGTTGGTATAGGTCGTAGAAGTGATTAAAACCTTTTGGAGTTGATATAAATAATGCTTCTCCCCTAGTATCTGTGAGTGTTGGGCGGATTACTTCATGCCAGTTAGCCCAGAAGTTTCTCATTTGGGCGATCTCATCTATCACAATGAAGTCAAACTTCTGTCCTCTAAGTGTTTCAATAGACTCCCATCCTCTTAAAACTATAATGCTTTCGCCACCGATTTGAGTCTTGGTCTTTATTTCTAGTCTACTCTCGTTAATCTGTGTTGTAGCTGGTCTTAGCTCGTTTTTAAAGACTTCCCATGCAATATCTCTAGCCTGCTGATATGTTG